CTCTCCAGGTCTCTGGCGGCAAGTATCCTTGTCCATCGCCTGACCGGATTATCATCCTCTGGCTCTTCTGCTTCCTTGCCATACATGGCCTTCAGGAACCGCTCACTTATAGGCTCCGTCATGGCGGCAACGACACAGAGAAGAATCGCCCGATGACCACCCGTGAAAGAAGGCCAATCGATTGAGTAGTAAGGCTTCCCTTTTTCGTCCTGCTTTTTTTCTACCTTCTGGCCTTCGCCGCCAGCTCGGATAAGGAACCGTTGAGCATCGCTATCGACTATCAGGTTTCCCATGTCCTGCAGGGCGAAATACCAGTCAAGAGCATCATAGAGATTACTTCTCTCTTCGATGTCTTCAAGGAGGTACTGCGTCGCATGTTGTGCTATCAGATCGGTCTTCTCTTCCACGATAACGGCGTAACCCTTGTCTTTTTTGTCGATGATCTCATCAATTATCGGTTTTCTCCAAAGGCCGAACATGCCGGCAATCGTATCGACTCGCGTGACAACGAGTTGTTCACCGTTGAACACGGCGTAAGCCTTGCTGCGATTCGCTCCCATGAGAGAAATGGTCATTATTTTCAGAATCTCTTCGCTCATTTATCTGGCCCCAAGAAAGCACTTGGCACGGAAATCACGATCTGCAATTGGTGAAACATCTCCCGATAAAACTCTATTAAGCTTCCGCATTCCCCGTGTTCCGGCATTATATCAATCATCCCCATGTCGTCGGGGATCTCTGGCTTGCCTTTTGCGTGCATTGCTATGCCGCCTCTCCTTCTGCAATGATCTTGCGAGCCATTTCCAGGATCGCGTTCTCTTCGCTACTCGTCGTCGTAAGCAGCTCCGTTTCTTCCCCTGCCGGCGTGTAATCAACCAGGAAGAAAAAGCAATGGGTATCAAACCTATCCGGGCTCTTGATCCCATTGGCCTTCATTTGCTCCTTTGGCATCATCTGATACCGCCCGGCATCATCGATCTTGTAGGGAAGCAAAGATCCTTGCTCTACGGTCTTTTTATGCCCGTCGATCCTCATCCTTCCCTCAAAGATCGCTTCCCGCGTCTTCACGTGCGAGTATGCGCGAAGGTTCTTGTAGCGCCTCTTGTCCGCCTCTGTATGCGGAGGAAGGCCCCAGTGGATTCGTTCGACAACATGACCACCAAGCTCTTCAAGTTCCAGGATGGTCGCTCGCCCGGCACCATCTGCGTCCACGGCTATGGTGACATTCGACAGCCCCATAACCCTTTCGTGCATCTTGTGGGCAAACTGCTTTTCATTCAGATCGTTATATTCCATACTGTCAACGACCTGCACCCGGCGCTCTGCCCCATATCCCGAGACCTTTGCAAGGGTCCATACGGACGAATCGCGGTGAACGCCCTCCCCAACGTCGCCGGTGATCACCCATCCCCAGGGTGTCGGATGAACAATGACAAGCAGCCTCGACTCTTCAAGCCAGCTTCGGGGAATCAGGAAGCCTGACAGGTTGTCGGGGAATCTCCCAAGCACCTTGATCTGATATTCCGGACTATGGTGCCCGCCGTACTCAATCAGTTTTTCCCGGATGAACTCTTTCGATACAAGCGGGCTCTCTTCCGAGTTGAATGAAAGACATTTGTAGATGTCCTTCAGCGACTTAAAGGCGTCTGCAAAGTGGCCGACCGTCCGCGTCGGCTGTGAGATCATGCAGTAGCGGTTTTCTGCATTCGTCAGCCCTCCACGTAGGACCCCATGAATCTCGTCTTCTACCCCGCTCGCCTCATCAACCAAAACTGTGTACCATTGGCGATGTTGACCGGCCACACCCTCGGGTTTGTGCTTTGGGGCCGTCTTTGGGATGACATACCAGCTATCCTTATGTCCCCGTGCATAGTACCGTTGCGTCTCTTTGAGAAAATATTCATTCAGCCAAGGGTAACGCTCGGCAACTTGAGCTGTTACGGTGTCCAGTTCTTTCCAAACGACAGTCCGTAGCTGTGAAACGTTCGTGGAGGTCAACATTGTGTTGCTCCACGGATATACCTTCAAAAGCCAATCGCATGTGACGGCATAGCACCGGCTCTTCCCGGTACCGTGCCCACTCGCGCAGGCGGTACGGCTTCCCGGCTTCTCAATGGCCTCGAAAAGCTCCCGTTGCTGCCACGTCGGTTCCATGCCAGTAACTTCAATCGCATACCTATTGAGCTGATGCCTGTACCGTATACAGAAATCCTTATAGCGGCTGAGAACTGCGCTTGGGGCAGAAAGTATGCTCTCATTCCTTGCTCTGGCCATGGTCCCCTTGTCTCATTTCAGCATTCGGGCCGAACGATTCGATATCTTTCAATTCCTCTTTTATCGCCTGAACTTCCTTGCGGCGCTCTGGAACGAACGTTTCTTTTTGTTGGTTCTGTGTGGCAAGTCCTTTCTGGTAACGCTCCTCAAGCTCCTCATCGGACATCGCGGGCGGCAACTCTGGCGGCGGCATGTCTGGAGGCGTCTTTTCCAGTTCGATCTTCATGACCTCGGGGATCTGTTCGCCGATCATGTAAAGCTGATAGGCCGCTTCTTTTGTCGTGATCTCGTCGGCAAGAAGCCTCTTCACAATAGCAATCGCCTCTTTGCTCGGCATGGCTTTGTCTCCATACCCTCGTTTCCTCCCCTTCGTTTTCAGCCCGAATATCGTGGACACCTCGGCGCCGGCGAGGATATTCCGGTGCAGGGCCTCTTCCCATGCGTCAATCTTTGCCTCGTTAAGGTCGTCATATTTCTCCATGAAGGCTTCATCCGTGTCCCGCCAATGGTAGAAGGTCCGCCGTGATATTCCGGCCTCCTTGCACGCCTTGTATATGCAAAACCGGTTGCTCGCGAGCGCCTCGAGGAATTTGTCCTGACATGCCTTCGTGAGTTCCTTTCTGCGGCTCCCGATCCGGGGAGGGTTCTTGCTCCCCCTTTTTTTCGCTGGCTTCTTCGCCGCCCCTTTCTTTGTGGTTTCCTTCTTCGGGACCGGTTGCGTTACTGACGCCTTTTTCTTCCCCTTGGTCTTTTTCTCGGGCTCCTTTTGAGGGGTTTTTGATACAGACTCCTTCTTGGCCGCGCCCTTTTTACCCCTCTGCTTCACGGCCCCCTTCTTTGGTTTTTCGGGCGCTCCTTTTTTGGCTGTCTTTTGTGCAATTGCAGATGCCTTTGTTTTCACTTCTTTATTGCCCATGACCGTTTCCCCTTCAGGATATTCGGCACCTTCGCCTCTCTTTCCGCCCAGTCAAGATTCACAGCCAACAACTCCTTGAAATCCTTAACCGTATGGTCATTCAGCCGATTGAACGGCTTCCCGATATGTCTCAGCTCGTGGTACATGAGCAATGCCCGTTGCTCCAACGTCATGTAATCACAGTTAGATTCATAAAAGACGATTGCATATAGCTTGTCGGTAAAGAAACTGATCGGGTGATCCCCAAACCGGTAACACCGCGCAAGCGCCTTTGGCCTGGACTTCATCTCACGCAAGAAAAGAATCTCTTCGATATTGATAAATTCAAATATTTCATATCGTTGAATGATGTCCATCGCCAGACTTACAAGCTCTGGAGATTCCTTGAATTCAAGAAATCCGTCTCCGCTCACGCCTGCGCTCCTACCCGTGGCCTTTTCTCTCCGTCTTCTCCGACTATCCCCCTGCCGGGCCTTATTTCATCCCTCCAGGCGCGATACTTCCGCTTGCTCATTTCGAGGCGACCGCAAACCTTTTCGACTGGCAGCCCCTCTTTTATTCTGCCAATCACAGCTTCCCAGTCTGATAGACGAAGAAAATCAAGGATTTCTTTTCTCCCGACAAGCAAATCATCATCCATTCTCAGATCTCCCTACACCTGTTGTCGAAGGCTTGGCACTCTTCGCCTCCTTTTCGATAGCTTCCAGATATTCCCATATCCGCCTCATCTTCTCTTGGCTCGATCCATCGGACCTGATAATTCTTCGCATTGTTTCAATGATTTTATCGAACTCCACGTCGCGCAAATCCCCTTTCCTTAGAATGGCACGTCATCATCTCCGGGTTCCCGATGTCCGCCACCTTCACCACCTGAATCGCTCTCAGACTTTCCTCCCAGCATCTTCATGTTAGAGGCGATGATTTCGGTCGTGTACTTGTCGTTTCCTTCCTTGTCCTGCCACTTTCGCGTCTGGAGCTTCCCTTCGATATAAACGAGCTTGCCTTTCGTTAAATACTCGCCGCAAATCTCCGCGAGCTTGTCCCAGGCAACAATTCGATGCCATTCAGTCTTTTCCTTCCGCTCGCCATCTTTCTTCCACGTTTCGGTCGTCGCGATGGTGAAAGATGCGGTCGGTGTCCCCGATTGGGTGTATCTGACTTCCGGGTTTCCCCCGAGCCTTCCGATAAGCATGACTTTATTGAGCATGGTTTCCCCTTTTCTTCCGGTAATCCGGCATGGTTGTGATCTGGATTATTTTCGAGTCAGCCAGCCTTGACGAAATTCGGGCGCCAAGACCTTCCTCTACTGCTTCCAGGCTCATGAAGTTTGTGGTGATGATCGTCTTTCGACCGTAGCGGTTTCGCCGGTCGATGATCAGGTACAAGGTCGTGATGGAAAAGTCTGTGGATTTTTCCGCTCCGAGATCATCCAGGACAAGCAGGGATCGCGACGTGTACTGGTCAATCAGTTCCTCTTCGGTTAACGTGGCCCTTTCTCCAAACGAGGCCCTTATCCGGAGAAGCAATTCGGGCACGGTAATGAATACGGCGTCAGTGTTCCGCTTAATGAACTCGGCCAGCATCCCTACGGCCAGATGCGTCTTTCCGCACCCGGTATTTCCACACAGGGTGATGCTATCCTCGGAATGAATGTGGCTCCTTAGTAGTTCAACAAGGGCATCGTTCCCTCCGTAGGTGTCGAGACTGAACGTTTCGTACCTGGTCGGAACCCCGCACCTTCTCATCCAATTGACCTTTTTGGGCCGCTCTTCTTCGTCTGGAAAAGACACGACACCGATCTTATGCGTTCCGAGCTTTTTCATCTCAGAATGTGTGGTCAATCGGGTAAGGGGCTGAGTCACTTTTTGCGACTGCCGCCGTTCCAGCAACCTGGCCTGAGCCCCTTCCAGTATTTTGCTGTCTACTTCCGCCATTGCTTCCACCTCGATCTTGTTCTCTGGCCAACCATCCGGTTATGTGCTTTAAGATCCCGGCTCTTGTTTTACGTTCCTTCGTGTGAGACAGGTTCCATCCCCGGATGTTTCTCAATGCTTGTTCAACATCGACTTTCGGATAAAGGTTTCTCCATTCCTCGATCATCGGTGTCGTGACTTGGAATTCGGTCTTATCCACCAATGGGACGGAAATGAATATTTCGGCTTCAGGAAGCGGCGGGGAAGAATCATCTTCAGATGATTCTAAATGTACTTTAGTACATGAAGAAGAAGATGAAGATGAAGAAAGAGGCGTTACATCGTCGTTACAATCGCGTTTCATACCGCCGTTACGATGTCTTTGAACTCTATATCTTGTTGATTCTCTTTCTTTTTCTTCTCTGTACATTCTTCGATTTATTATCGTTACATTGCCGTTACCGTCCGTTACATCCATGTCCAATGAGACCGCTTCCTCTTCTCCTTCCAGGCTACAGATACCCATGTCAATAAGCTCGCCGATTGCTGCTTTGGTCTGGTCTACCGTGGCACCAATCAAACGGGCATACCCTTGCCAAGGCAATGAGAGCATTCCCCTGGTCTGAGAACGCCACATTGCACATAACAGGTCGATCCATGCACCCTTGGCCGCCAACGATAGCGGCCTCGTGTCTTGTACCCAGTCGCCAGGATAAAACTGAAACGCTGGTAGCTTCTTTACTGACACCCGAGATACCCCCGCAGTATTAACCGGTCGCTTAATCAAGGCGGAAGAGCGGGCCGGGAACCCGCCCTTGTCGGGTGATCTGCCCTATCCGCCATGTCCAAATTCCTCACACAACGATTCATGATTAACATTGAAGTCGCTGATAATACTTTCAACTCTCGACAGCTTGTCGGTTGGCGACGACGCGCCCTTGATCGCTGCTTTTATTCCTGATAGACAACCCTTCATGATACTCGGTTCCTATATCCACATGTTCCGGATCATATTCGTCCATTTCCTCTTTGAGAGTTTTGAAAATGAAGAGCACCCATAAGACCGTGATGGCAAGAATGCAGAATCCGACAAAATCAGCCGTTCCCGCGAGCCACCTTGTGACGTGGCGATCCCAAAACTGGATAACTCCATAGACAGCAAAGAGCATCCAAAGAATGAGCATCCACAACACGCCTACGACAAAGAAAAACCTCTTAAAATCAAAGCGCATGACAAACCTCCCTCCTTAAAAATAAAAGTCCTATTTCCTTTTCCAGGCGGTCCCAGGCCATTTCGATGTAAGCAGGGTTCAGTTCGATACCAACGAAGTGACGATTTAGCTTTTTCGAGACGACGGCTACCGTTCCCGATCCCATGAAAGGATCGAGGACAACCCCGTGGGGGGGGGCGCCGGCAAGGACCATCGGGAAGATGAGTTTTTGCGGAAAGGTTGCGAAATGAGCGCCCGAAAACGGTTCTGGCGATACGGACCAAACGGAACGCTTGTTTCTGAATTCAACGACATCCTTCACGGCATTCGAGAAGGACGGGTTCTGTTTTGGCTTTGGAAACTTCGTGGGGAATTCTTGCGGCTGGTCGTGATCGATGACGGAGTGCGCCCCCGGTCCTGATTGCCACCCTCTTACGGGGACAGATGCCGCCTTCGGGTTCACCCCTTTAAGCATGTGCGCCATTGACTTGGCTATGGTCTGGTTTCCCGGTCCGCCATCGGCCCACTTGTGATCGTCAGACCTGCCGCGTGCATATCGCGCGTGCGTGTCTGCCGAGGCCGGTTCTTTTATCGCGTTCTGGTCGTAATAGTAGCGCTTGGACTTCGAGAGCAAAAAGACATATTCGTGCGCCTTCGTGCATCGATCATGAACGGATTCCGGCATGGCTTGGAGCTTGTGCCAGATGATGTCCTGCCTGAGATACCATCCATCGGCCTGCAGCGCAAAAGCCAGTCTCCACGGCATACCAATCATGTCTTTGGGTTTGATATGAGACGACCTGAAATCGAATGATGGCCGACTTGGAGGGGTGCTTTCGTCAGGGGCTTCGTCGCGTCCGAAGGGCTTGTGGGAATATTTATCGCCCCAGTACCCGGCATACGAATCGCCCATGTTCACCCAGGCAGTACCGTCGTTTTTCAGTACCCGACGAACCTCCCTGAATATTTCCACTGCATGGGTCAGATATAGATCAGGCGACGGCTCAAGCCCGAACGCCCCTTTCCACGCTCCGCACTTGGCACAAAATGACCCAGTTGACCCGTTTTCATTCCTTCCAACCCGTGATTTTCCGACTGTCGGGTCCCAGTCCCTTCCGTTTCGCCTGGCGCTTCCTTCTGACCACTCATGTTCGCAATTCGGATCTCCATCCCATATTTGAGGTTCGATGCCGTAATCACGCAACCCCCAATACGGCGGGCTCGTGATGCACGTTTGAACCGACTCCGAAGGGAGGGCTTTCAGCACATCAAGGGCATTGCCGTTATGGATGTAGTCAATCCTCAATTCATGCCTCTTCGATGATGATTGGGTAAAGGGCTTCAACCTGCTTCTTGTTCTTGATGTAGGCCGGCGTCTTTTTACCCTTCACGTCAATGTAGTGAACCGATCCGTCCGCATGGAACTCCTGAAAGTCCACAATGTATTTCGTGTTTCCCGGCAACCGGATCGGGACTTGCCGGAAGAAATATTTGATCTCCCCCGCCTTCTGGCGACAAACCAACTCAAGGAAGTATCTCGCCTCTTTTTTGCTGTGGAACTTGATCCCCAGGGCCTCGGTGATCACCGAATGGAATTTGCTTTCCTTCGGCGCCTCGCATGGTATTGCCGGCAGGTCTTTGCTTTTCATCCTGGCGACAAGGGCCTGATATTCAACCATGCTGTTAAGGCGTAGGGTCATAGCGTTTCGCTTTTGGGGCGGGACTCAGGTACAGGTCTTTTCAGACCCCGTCCTTACCTCCGCCCCTCTCTCAGGTTTTTTCTTTCTTCAAGAAGGGCCGCACGCCCCCTCTTCATGTTTTCAATCTGTTCTTGAATGAACCATCTATTGCGCTTTACGAGCCTGTGGGACATCTCCATCAGCCTGTCGTAAAGTTCATCGCCGATTACACGGCGGATCTCGCTTTCAAAATATTCAGGCCGATCATGACCGTTTTCGTGATGGCACCATGTGCCGAGTCCGAGACCGTTCTCGAGAAGATATCTCGTCGCGAATCTTCCCCTGTGGGCGATGTGATGAGCTTCGGTGGTCGGTTCCATTCCGCAGATCCGGCAAACTGGATCGCGCTCTTTTATGATCCCGCTCCATATCCCATCCGCCCGATCAATCAGCGACGACATCTGGCGTCGGCTCAAACAGCTTCAAAACCTTATCCATGCAGTCACATTTTGAGGATTCACGACCGCCTTCGGTGTCGGACCCGTAAACGATCTGCCCTTTCCCGTCACATTTGGTGCATGGTTTCTTTTCCTCTTCCATATCCTTACCCTCTCGAAGCGGCCACCAGGTTCACCTTTTGGATGAACACGGATACTTGGCGGCTCAACTCCCAGGCTTCTTTTTCAATCCGCTTTGCTTCGCTCATAGATATGGTTCCGTTCCTCATGGACTTCGATGCTTCCTTCGAGAGATCACCAAACTCAGAAATGGTCTTCAGGAGTTCTTTCGACAGGTCTTCCATCTTCCCGTTTGTTTTGGGGATGGAAATGACTATGAGGCTGAAACGTTCGGCAAGGTATTGGATGGGTGCGACCGCATCATCTGGATGGCACCCGAGAGATAGGCTTGTTTCGATGATCGTTTCGATACGATCAAGGGGGTTGTACGATCCGGAATCATCGAAGTCAGTCGAGGGCTCCATCCATTTATGAAGAAGCGGCACCGATTTATGGAGCCGCTTCGCGTGTTCTATCGTTTTCCCAGCTACCGCCCTCTGGATGGCCTCGTATGATTTCATTATGATCCCCCCGCAAGTCTATAATTGAGATAAATTCATCTGTTCATTATGCTTCTAACCAAAAAAAGGTTTTGTCTTGACATGAAAACTGTGTTATGTCCCACCATAAGGGTAAAAGGGTCATCCGTTCGCCGCTCTCGGCAACTGATCTCCGCAGTCCCGCGAAATCGCCGAACCTTTCTTGCGGAGCGCGAACAGATTGGACAAGTGGTCCCGCAG